GAGGCAAAGGATATGACTAATGCCGGAAAGATGCTTAACTATGCAAACAATCAAACAAAGCCAACGCTGTTAGTGCTTATCAGTCAGGCTCGCAATAACATTACTGCTATGTATACAAGCCAGCAACCAACAGGGGGCATGGCTACAAAGTTCTATTCTTCAACCATTATTAAGTTGTTCTCATCTGAATCAGATAATCAAGCCATCAAGGGCAAGATACATTCTGGGGACAAGATTATTGAGGAAAAGATAGGAAGAAAGGTTAGATGGGATGTTCAGTTTAGTAAGACAAGTCCTGCCTTCCAGAGTGGAGAATACGATTTCTACTTTAGGGGAAACGACATTGGCATTGACAGTATCGCTGATTTGGTTGACACAGCAGAAATGCTTGGATTTATTGAGAGGTCAGGAGCATGGTACACAGTAAATGGTGAAAGATTCCAGGGCAGAGATAAGTTGGTTCTTGGTGTTAAGGAAGATTTAGATATCCAGGAGTCTCTTATCGAAAAGGTATCTAATGCCTAAGTATTCAGAGTATGATGGATCTTTTGTGTGCCAAGAATGCAAAGAAAATGTTGATAAGGCAAGGTTTTATAGAAAGTCATATGATTTGACATGGGTGTGCAACAACAAACATTTGTCTAAAATAAATCTATATGTAAGGGGCTACTAGTGTCAAAAAATATAGACTTTGTTTACACCAGTAAACATGCATACGAAGTTGTTGATAGACCAGAGCCTGCATCATCTTTTATGCCGCAATGGTTCAGGGAATTAGAGCAATATTCTGGAGGCAAACTTATAACAGAGGGCACTGGAATTAACGGCACAGCAAAAAAATGTGTCCCCCTGCTTGATGGAATGACAACTGGATACACTATAAAATTGTGGACAGATATCCATGTTGTCAATAGAGATGATGGAAAAAGAGAAATAAATTGGAGAACAACTCTTCCAGTATTTGAGATACATCCAGGTGCCGATACTTATTTACCACCACCATTTGGATATGACTCTACCGTATATAAGTTTATAACTCATTTTAGAATAGTTACTCCTAAGGGTTATTCAATTATTGTTTCTCCCCCTGCTGGACACAATGAATCGTTGTTCAGGGCATTGCCAGCGGTAATTGATACAGATGGAAAAATGATTGATTTTAGTTTTCCAATGTGGATAAAAAAAGACTTTGACGGGGTTGTTGAAAGGGGTATACCAATGGTAACCATAATTCCTTTCAAAAGAGATTCTTGGAAAGCAAATTATTCTTACATTACTAATGAACAAAATATGATAGATGCAGATAATACAATTAATAAAACTATACACAATCATTACAGAAATTTTGTATGGAACAAAAAGGATTTTAAATAATGTCTGAAAGAGGAGAGGCAAAAAGAATAGGGGCACAACTACACAAAAATTCTGGAAGAAATCAAAAGAAGGGCGATGCCACCTGGAATAACTATGTTGTTGATATTAAAGAGTATTCCAAGTCTTTTTCTATCTCACAAGATGTATGGGCCAAGGTAGTCACAGATCAGATGAAGGTAGACAAGAATAAGTCTCCAGCACTCATACTTGTTCTTGGCGAGGGTAGTAGAAAAACTAGGTTAGCCGTGATAGAATTGTCTGAATTAGAAAGGTTAGTAGAAAATGACAACGACGATTGATCTCGTCAATGAGGTAGCAGAGTTCAATGATATCTCAGAACTAATGAATGACGATCAACTAACAGACGCGCTTGGTGTCATTGTAAAACTTATGATGAATCCAGACGTTCCACCACAGAAGGCCGTTGGTCTTATCGTTCAACTAGAAGCATATGCAGCAAAGTTTAAGATGCTTGCTTCATACTACACAAACGTAAAGAAAGATGACAGAGCAAGAAAGAATCTATACTACTCCGCTAATGAGGCGGTACAAAGGCTGGTAGACAGTTTGAAGTATAGTGCTAAACTAGGGAGTTATTATGGCTAAGAATTTTTTGAAACAGGTAATGGATAAGCAACCATCTGGTCCTATTGACACTAGGGAACTTATTAGTAAGATTGAGGAGGGCTACACAGTAAACCGTGTTCCTGAATTTAAGACTAAGAAATCTTTTAGTCCATCAACAATCGTTTATGGAAATGGTGCGTGCCCACGTTATTGGTATCTAGCATTTGAAGGTGCAGAGTTTGAGGATGATGCAGATGCTTACGCATCAGCAAACATGCAGAGCGGTATTGATGCCCATGCACGCATTCAGAAGGCTATTACAGACGCTGGAATTATGGTTGAGGAAGAAAAGAAGGTGATGATCTCTGATCCTCCCATTTTCGGCTTTGCTGACGGTATTCTGCAATGGGGAGAGACACAGCCTATTCTTGAGATTAAGACAATGAGAGAAGAGTCTTATTCATACCGTAAGCACGCCAAGCCACCAAACTATCACCTCATGCAGTTACTTATCTACATGAAGATTCTGGGCAGGAGGTTGGGAGTTCTTCTTTATGAGAATAAGAACTCACATGAACTACATGCCATTACTGTAGAGGCAGACGAAGAGAAACTTGCGTGGGTAGAATACGCTTTTGATTGGATGAGAGCGGTACGCAAGGCATGGGAAGATAAGACAATTCCTAAAAAGACTTATCGTGCAAATTCCAAGGTATGTAAGACTTGTCCTATACAAAAAGCATGTAATGATGCTGATAGGGGAGAAATTAAAATACAACCATTGGAGTACCTTGAAACATGAAAACCTGCTCTTGGTGTGCAAATGAGTTTGAGCCATCAGTAAGTTATCAAATTTATTGCTGTGCAGATTGTCGTGAGCAAGCAACCAAGGAGAAAATTTCTGAAAGATATCAGATAAACAGAAGAAAGAATAGATCAAAAAAGGAACGCCGTTGTAGTGGTGGATGCGGAACATTGATAAGCGTCTACAACGAAAATGGTTTTTGTAATGTCTGCATGGTTAATAAAAGAAAGGTTGACAAAACCTTAAAAGAAATAAAAGGATTTTTTGATTATGGGCAAAAGTAGATTGTCAGAGGTAGCAAAAATAAGTGCGCCTAAAAACTTTTGTGCCATTGATGCCAGTACACAAAGCATGGCATTTGCTCATTTTGTAAATCACAAATTAAATGGTTACGGAAAAATAGTTTTTTCTGGCAACACAATATATGAAAAACTAGGAGATACTGCACATAAGGTTAGTTCTTTTTTTGAAGCATACCCAGTTGATGTTGTTCTAATTGAAAAAACTATTTTTGCTAATAGTCCACAGGTGGCAGCAAACCTAGCACTCAGTCAGGGATCTCTTATTGGAGCGGCTAAGTTGGGCGGTGTACAGAAGGTATACGGAGTCACCCCGATAGCATGGCAATCCTTTATTGGCACTAGATTGTTAACAAGTGATGAAAAATCTGCCATTAGAAAGAAGACACCAGGAAAATCTAACTCTTGGTATAAGACACAAGAAAGAGAAAAGCGAAAGCAAAAAACTATATTCACAGTGAATAATGAATTTGATATTGATATAAATGACAATGACATAGCAGACGCATGTGGTATAGGAATGTATGCATTAAAGAATTGGATTAAGGTAACAAAGGATGAGAAGTAAGGGTCTGCATTTATCTGAGAGTTTTATGCGTAAAAGGTATGTGTTTGATAAAAGATCTCCAGAAGATATTGCAAAAGAATGTGGAGTTAGCGTACAATTAATCTACCGTCAACTTAAGAAGTTTGGTTTAAAGAAATAGGAGATAGTTAATGACCGATATGGTTAATCACCCTAGCCACTATACAAGTGATCCTAGCGGGGTAGAATGTATTGACATTGTTCGTCACAGGAACTATAATATAGGTAACGCCATTAAATATTTGTGGCGTGCAGGACTAAAGAATGAAGATAAGCATATAGAAGATTTAAAGAAGGCAATCTTTTATATTAGTGACGAGATCAAAAGGCTGGAGGGCCACTATGGGTCGCAGGAAGAAAATAGTTAGTCCACTTGAACACCTATATTATCGTGAAGAAACCTTTACTACCCCTGAGGGAAGAACCATTGAGCCTGGAGAAATCATTAAGATCAAAGGTATATGGGGAACAAAGTTTAAGTTTAAAGAATATGTGAAGCGCACAGATACAGGAGCAGATTGGATTGATTGTTATGAACTAGAGCGAGGGCAGAATTGTGGTCATCGTTCATTCAGAACAGATCGTGTAAAAACTCTTCCAAAGAAGAGGCGGGGTAAGCGTAAAAAGACTCAGGTATAATAATGCTATGCCAGGGGAACACCTAGCAAAAAATAAATATGTTCAGCAGTCTTTGTTTGCCAAAGAAAAGCCAAAGAGAAGGTCTCCAAAGCGCAAAAAAGAAATAGCGCAAATGCTGGCAAACATAAAAGAAAAAAGCGGCTGCGTAGACTGTGGAGGTAAGTTCCCCTACTACCTTCTTGATTTTGACCATGTAAGAGGAACAAAAGTAAGCAGCATATCTAGAATGCTAGATAAGCATCCATTAGAGGATATATTTAAAGAAATAGATAAATGTGAGATAGTTTGTGCTAATTGTCACAGAAATCGTACATTTCATAGGAAACATAATAGACAATTCTAAAACCTAAATATTGCATAATTGAGACAACTGTGTTATGCTAGATATTGTTGCCGCCGCAAGGAGGAAACAGATGAAAACGAAACTGCTAGGAGGTATGCTGGGGATGGTGCTAACAATGACCATTGCTTCCCCCGCTATTGCCTCTGACACGGTGTATGCTAAGTCTGCACCAACTGCGACGGGAAAGGTCGTATACATCAGCCATGAGCATAAGTCTGCTCGTTCCGCTGATGCTGACGATATGAAGGGCTATGAGCCATCTTTGTATCGCGGTAAATGGTACGATGGTAAATGGGAGAGTTCTCGTAAATGCATTATGAAGCGCGAATCCCGATTTAGTTATCGTGCTGCCAACAAATCATCCTCTGCTCGGGGAGCCTATCAATTCTTGGATTCTCAATGGAGAGATGGGCTTGTCTGGATGATGTTGAAGGAATCCAAGAAAACAAAAGATGGCTTGTCTGCTGAAATAAAGACTTTGTTCGATAAGCCAATTCATAAATGGTCAAGGTACTACC